AGACCATAACCCTGTGTTAAACTAGCCCTCATAGCGAGGGCTTTTTTATGTCTGATGATTACGAAGGTTTTTAACTATGGCGATTACTCAAGGCCAGCTTAGCGCGATAGCACAGAGGCGAGAGAATGCGGTACTAGCTGCGTTTATTGCCGTGGTGCAGTCTGTGCGGGATCAGGTGACGATCCAGGAGATTGTCAGAGCGCTAGAGGCTGGCAATGGTGACCGTGTTATATTTCTGTTGCAACTTGATCAGGCAACCTATGAGCCGCTGGAGAATGAGATCCTGCAGTCGTTCCGTACAGGCGGACTAACAGGTGCACAACAGGTTGGCGCTATTCCTCTGCAGAATGGTGAGTTGGCAGCACGCTTCAGCATCCGTACACCGCAGACTGAGGCATGGGCGGCTGCCATGTCATCGCGTCTTGTTGTTGAGATCATCGAGCCGCAGAGAGAAGTGATCCGAGACATTGTCCGGCAGGGTTTGGAAGATGGCCGGAATCCACGTTCTATTGCTCTGGATATTGTCGGACGCACCAGTAAAGCCACAGGCAAGCGCGAAGGCGGCTATATCGGCCTTGCCAGCAATCAGGCGCAGTGGGTGGCGAATGCCAGGGCAGAGCTTGAGATCCTTGATAACAATTATTTTACCCGGTCACTGAGGGACAAGCGGCTAGATTCAACGATCCGCAAAGCGATGGATTCAGGCGAGCCGTTGCCAGCTGCCACCATTGATAACGCTATCACCCGTATGCAGTCACGGGCGGAACGATACCGGGGAGAAACGATGGCCAGAACAGAGGCAATCGAAGCGTTAAGAGCCGGACAGGATCATTCTATCCGACAGGCTTACGAACAATCAGACGTGCTCGACAAGGAAGTTGCGCGCGAATGGTCTGACTCAGGCAATGATGGCCGGACGAGACCGACACACAGACGCGCAGATGGACAGAAGGTGCAAGGGCTTGATACTCCGTTTATCGTTGGCGGCTATCGGCTTATGCGCCCTGGTGATTCATCGCTTGGCGCACCGGCTAAAGAATTAATTTCCTGCAGATGCCGACAGCTGGTCAGAATTTCTTGGGGTGGCCGTGCAAGGCGTATCGATGGCTTCGGTTAGACTTTGGTCTAATTGCCAATATCTGCGTTCATGCCATCATTGTTTGGCGGCTAGGGCAGTACACCCGAAAACCGGAACACCGACCGGCTGCCGCGCTCCTTTAATCGGTGACGACTAACGGTGAAGTTATGGAATTAAAACCATCAAGCGAATGGCACGAAGAACTTGGTGCATCTATATTTGTGTGTTTTTCGAGAGATGAAAATGGCGATATTGTTGGAGAACCGCCAGAACTGCATTACGGGTCGGGATACTTGGAGGAAGATTTTGACTTTGAAAAATGGACTCATTTTATAGACGGTGATTTCAATTTCATTTTCCATGATGCAGATCCTGATAATTTCCCGAGAAGGAACTGCCAATGAACACCATCCCAATCACTTTTACGCTCTACCATCCGACAATGGCGCAGGTTGATAAATGAAAGCTGAAAAGATTGTTTATAAGCGCGTAGAGATGCGCGAAGCTGACGCAGAAAAGCTTGTTGATGCTATAAGCGAAATCGAATCATGTGTTAAATCGATGAACGTACCGCCAGACTGGACACTCAAAATACTGGCAGAACTTAGAGGTAAGCTTGACTCTTTGTAATTACCAGTAAAGATTGCTAGCAGCCCGCCATTCTCTGAGTGTGCGGGCTTTTTTGTGTGCTAAAATCGAGATATGAGCAGATTCACAGATCAAATGGACGCATGGGTTCTAAAGAGCAAGGCTAGAACCGAGGCTGTATTCAAACAGTCCGCAGAGTTCGCGGCAGAAGAAGCACAGCAGCCGATCGCGAAAGGCGGGAAAATGCCTGTCAAAACAAGCTACCTTCGTAATTCGTTTGGCGCTGACATTGGCCGAACGCCTTCAGGCCGACTAATATCAGGAGCAGACAATTACAGCTTTAACGCTGTTGAAGCAGCTATTGTTAGGGCAAGGGTTGGCGAGGCTATCATATTCGGATGGGCTGCAAACTACGCGCCATACATGGAAGCTCGCTACGCATTTGCGCGGTCTGTGATTCAAAACTGGGATCAGATAGTATTAAGAGCAATCGATCAGGTTAAGAGAGGCTACAGGTGACACCGACAAACACAGAGATATACATCGCGCTAAGCCAGATTCTTGATGCTGGTGCGCTTGGTTATCCAGTCAGCAAGCCTGGCGGGGTTGCCTTTAACGGTGACGGTACGCGAATGCAGGGTGGATTCACGCCGCCAGATGAGGGAATTTGGCTTGAAGTTGAATTTCAGCCGAACTCAGGTATCGACAACGGGCTGGCTGCTGATGATGACGTTATTCCGAACGGATCCTTCACCATTATGGTTATGGCCAGACCAAGCGTTTACGGAATATTTCCGGTTAGTTCTGCCGCTGGTGACGTTGCCGCACTGTATCCAAAAAACAAAACCCTATCCGGCCTTGTTCGAGTTAGCAGAAGCCCGCAGCTTATAAATCTACCGAAGCAGTCAGACAGATTTGGAATTATGGTCAGTGTGCCGTACTCTGGATAAGCAATCCTTGATCATTTCCCGCCATGTGCGGGATTTTTTTTGCCAAAATAACCGTATTAGACCTTAGTCTAATAGCTGTTATAATCAGATCAGCGGCAAGACCGCACGTTTAAACGATAATTTCCAATTGGAGGTTTTGCCATGGGCAAAATGACAAGCACGGGCGTTCAGGTCGCTGTAGTATCTGGCGCTCCGGCAACTGTTGACCAAGCTGGTTTCGAGGCTGTCGGGACTTACACAAACTGCGGTGAACTGATCGATCTGCCGGAATACGGGCCCACTGTCCAAGTCGTCGAATCGAACCCTTTAGCTACTGGGGTTACTGAAAAGTACAACGGTTTCATCAACTACGGCTCAACGTCTTTCGGATTCGAAATCGACTTCACTGACGCAGGCCAGAATATTCTTGAGGCTGCTGTTCCTGTTCCGCCAGCACAATACACGCCTCATTCTGTGCGCGTAACGTATCCTGACGGAACTATCGAGTATTACGTTGTTGGCGTGTTCAGCTACACTCGCTCTGTAGGTTCTGCAAACTCAATGATTGGTTCTACCGTTCAGGTTGAGATCAACTCTAAAATCGTTCGCGTTTCTGCGCCTTAAGGAGCATTGATCAATGGCTGAAATTACAATCACACCTCTTTCCGGCAGCGGTTCGCGCGCAGCAACAGTAACCACGCTTGGTGCGTCTGATACGTTTTCTTATCAGGATGGTCTGATTCTGGTAATCAATAACGTTACCGCTGGAGCTATCACGCCAAACTTACTTGGTGATGCTGTAACAGACGTTCCAGTTGCTGGCGTTGGCTCTGTTGATACTTCAGGTGGCTACACGACCGCATCTATTGGTGTTGGTGAATCTGCTGTAATCCCTCTTGATACCGTCTCAAAGTACCTTACTGGAGCAGTGACGGTTACGGCTGGCGATGGCGCGGAAGTCTATCTGCTAGCTAAGTAATAAAAGTTTGACTGGCTAGGCTCATAACCGAAAGCGGCTTCATCCACCGTTGCCAGTCATAACAGGATGATATCTACGAGGCATGACGATATGAATGATTTAATGAAGATGTTCGACACAGAGTCGATTTCCGAGGCTGGTTCGTGGTTGCACCTTAATGTACCTGGAACCAAAGAAAAAGCGTATGCAGACGAGGCGCAGACAAAGCCGCTGCGTATTAAGCTTAAGGGCCCTGACTCTGATGAGTGGGTTAGCTTCGTTCGTAAATCGCAGCGTTCAAGCTCTGATGAGATGAGCAACAAAGAGCTTGTCGAGCGCGATGCAGAGCTTTACAAAAACATGACCCTGTCTATCGAAAATATTCCCGGTCACGCAATGGAAGAAAAGAGCCTGCTCTCTATGTACACGCAGTACAAAGATATCCGATCTCAGGTTCTCAGCCATATCATGAACCGCGAAAATTTTACACTGAAGCCAGAGAGCGCCTAACTCTCTGGTCTGAACAGCTTGGGTGGCTGCATAGCGTGCCCAAGCGAAAAGACAGCAAAGACAGAAGAAACAGGCTTGAGCAATACGGAGATGGGCATTTTTATACCCATCTCCCGCCAATTGACGGTGTTGAATGGCTTGCTTCGGCTTGGTCTGAATGCGGTAGATGCCTGCCGAGTTTTAACGGCCCCGTGTCGCTAACTTGGCAGGAGATCGAGTCTTACGACAGATCGACAGGGTTTACGCTTGGCATCTACGGTCGGTCAATAATTAGGCAAATGTCCAATGCGTATGTCGCATGGATTAACAGGGGCGGGCAGCAAGAGAGCCTGCCTGAAGAAGTTCCATATATCCACAGGTCTGAATCGGCAGCTAAGAAAGCAGCTGAGTATATGATCAAAAACCGCGATAGCGCATACGATAAGCAGCAGGAGTTAAGTTAATGGAAGATTTGGCAAGCCTTGGGTTTCGCGTAGACTCCAGAGATTTAAAATCTGCTGCGTCTGATCTGGATCGCCTTGGAGACGCAGGATCAAGAGCTGATCGAAAGTCATCATCAGCGGCCAGCGGTATATCGCGCTCTAATAGCAAAATCGGATCTTCTGCCTCAAGTGCTGGCGGAATGGTATCTGATGCCATGGCCTCGGCATCGACAGCCGTTGCTAATCTCGACTCTCAAATGTCATCTCTCAATAGCGCGTCCGGTGTTTTAACAGCCACGCTTGGTGCGCTTTCGTCTATCTCTGCAGGTTATGCAGTATCACTTGCCAATAACGTCAAAGAGCAGCAAGCATGGGCTGATGCTACTGGAGTTTCACTGCAAGTCCTGCAGAGCTGGGGCGCTGCTGCGAAAACAGTAGGCAGAGACGTTGATTACATCGGAGATGTTTTTAAAGACACGTCTGAAAAAATCGGTGACTTTGTTGCTACTGGCGGCGGTGAGGCTGCTGATGTTTTTGAGCAGCTTGGAATTGCAGTAGAAGACCTTCAGAATTTATCGCCAGATCAGCAGCTTCTTAGAATAGCATCCGCTCTTGATCAAGTCGGTACGCGAGGCGAAAAGCTGTTCTTGCTTGAGTCTCTGGCAAATGACGCCTCATTACTTCTCCCTCTTCTTGAAAACAATGCCGCAGGTCTGCGAGAGGTAACAGGCCAAGCTGAGCGTCTTGGTGTTGTTATCTCGGATGCAGACGCATCGAAATTGATCGAGCTATCTAAGTCATGGACTGAGGTAACTCAGTCTGTTGCTGGCCTTGGTAATGAACTGTCAACTCAGTACGCATCTGATATCAAATTCGTGCTTGATTCTGCATCAGCAGGCATTCAGCAGCTAACCGAATTTGTCAGAGAAAATAAAGACGAAATCAAAGAAGGTGCGCAGATTCTCGCTGGCGCTCTGGCTGGATATGTTGCATTCACAGCGGCAACAAAAACAGCAACCGTTGCTATGGGTGCTCTTAATGCTGTAATGCGCCTGAATCCTGTCGGACTACTGGTTAGCGGCCTAGCTCTTGCTGCTGGCGGATTCGCTGTGATGGCTGCCAGCGCAGAAGATAGCGAGGACGTTTTAAGGCGCGTAACTGAACAGGCGGCAGAGTACAACAAAACAGCTGCTGAAATGTCGCGCGTAGAACGCGAGGCTGCAATTGCATCAACAGAGCGAGCAATTGCTCAAGCGGAAGCTCAGTCAGACGTAACAGCTATCTATGAAAAGCGGGCAGAGCTTTTTGAGTTACAGTCAAGGCTTGAGAAGCAAGGACACAAAGAGCAGGCGGCAACGGTTGGCGTTGCTATTGCACAGCTTAATGAGCAGATCGCGGCAACCGTAGAGCATACAGAGAAAACAGAGCAGCTAAGACAGAAACTAGCTGAGCTAAGAGGCGAGCAGTCAAAACCCGATGGTGGTGTTGCTAGCGGCAAAAAGATCAAAGAAATCACTGATGCTTCTGATGCTGTCGATATGTATGTTGCTGGACTTGTCGAAGGCGGGGTTACTTCTGCAGAGATGGCTCAGGCAGAGCTAGAGCTTACTAAAGCCGTTTCTGACGGGGCTGTTGAGTACAAGCTAGCAGAAAAGGCGCTTTCAAAACTCAATGATGAGAAGCTGAGAAGCGAGCAAGCAGATAAAGATGCAGCTGAGGCCGTGCTTGATGTTGTTGACCCAGTTCGCAAGTTGGCAAGGGAGTTTGAAGCGGCTCAAAGGCTCTGGGAAAAAGGCCTTCTAACCGATGATCAGCTGGCCGCTTTCTCGTCTCGACTTGGAGAGATGGCAGACCCGTCAGAAAAAGCGGGCGCAGACGCTGGCAAAAAGTTCTCTGATAGCTTTATTGATGCTGCAGACCTTGGTGGGGCTATTGCTGAATCGCTAATATCTGGCGACTGGTCAGGTGTTGGTCGGGTAATCGGATCATCTGTATCTGGTGCTATTTCTGGTTCTGTAACGTCATCTATTTCAGGCAGTCTGACAAAAAGTCTCGGAGAGTCTGCAGGCGGAATGGTTGCAGGTGTTGGTGGCAGCATTGTGGGCGGCCTTGCCGGTGCCGTTGTTGGCGGATTGCTAGCCGGGTCAAAAAAGGAGATGACCGGAAGCGGATATAGAATCGGGCTTGAGTCTGGCGAGGTATTCAGTGCTGAGTTCAGCAAGTCGTTTAAAAAGTCGTCTATGTTCAGCTC